AAGTGTAGTGCCGTAGAGACGGAAGCGTTGGAGTTGGTATTGGTTCAGAATGATATTTTCAAGAAAACACGAAAGAATCAACTAGAAAGTTTCGTTACTCGCGATACCTTGAGTAAAGTTACTTCTAAGTTCCAAATATCATTGTTCCCTCAAACTGAACAGGTTATGGTGTCAGGATCGGCATATATAGGTAAGCTTCATTATGCCAATAAAACAGTAGATAAAATGATAAAGTACAATGTTGATACTGGCAAAGGAGATTGTGGTAGCATGATCTATCTCATGAATCCCAATGTTGGTAAAGGGGTTATTTGTGGTATGCACGAAGCTGGTACTAGCAAGGGTCATGCGGATAGAACCGCAGCAGCTTATATATTGACAAGAGAGGATATAATGGAAGCTTTGCGTGAACTCGATCCTCCTGATGAAGAAATGGAATGCCAGGGCAATACTTTAACTTCACAGTTTAGTCATAGTCCATACGGTTATTCGAAAATCGTTAAATCGCCCTTTGCAAAACAACGAGAAATACCCTTAACCAAGATACCAGCTAGACTTTATCCTGATCAAGAACGCAATATTGATCCTATGGACATATGCTTGGCTAAGTACAAGCTGTATCCCAAAAATATCAACGTTGACGTTTTACAGAGAGCCAGAACTGATGTGGCTGACGACTTGACTTTATTTGAATATATACCTCATTATGGCAGCAAAGTGCCCTTTGAGATAGCCTTCTTTGGAGATCCGTTTAATCCATATATGAAGGCTTTTCCAACTTCTACCTCAAGTGGCTATCCTTATAAGTTTGTTGACAAAGACATTAAGAAGACCATTAAAGAACAAGGTCCAGAAGGTGACAAGTTTCAAGCGTTGGTGGCACATCTTGAACAATTAGAAGAAAAATTGGAAGCCGGAGTAAGACCTTATTTTGTCTATACATCTAACCTCAAAGATCAGACGATCAGTATAGATAAAGCCAAAGCGGGAGGAGGAAGAATTTTCTTCGGAACTCCGCTGGATTTATGTTTACTCAAGAAAGCTTATTTTGGTGAATTTATGGTATTTATGCAAACCGACTGTGTCGCTAAAGGCACCGCTATGTCTATCAACCCTCATTCTACTGACTGGAAGGATATTTCTCGTAGGCTGTCTGGCCATGCTTTATCATGGGATACTACTATATGTAGGGATTTCGATTACTCTCACTTTGACGGCTCTAACAGTCCAGAATTGCTAAACGAAATCTTATGGATAATAAATAGCTGGTATACTCATCATGGTATGGGTCAGCATAACCATATAAGAACTATATTATTCGAGGAAATTTCCGATTTCTGGTACATTCGCGATAACGTATTGATACAGATGGGTAGTTCGCTTCCTTCAGGGAGTTATCTTACTCTTTTAGTTAACTGTTTAACCAATAAGGTACTTTTGCGATATGCCTTTTATAGGAACTTTGAACATTTGAAATATAATGACTACATGATAGACATAGTTCAAGGTGATGATAACGTAGTTGCCGTGCACTGTGAATTAGCAGAACAATTTACTCCCATACATATTGCTGAGGGTGTAGCTGAGTTGGGTTTCACTATTACCTTGGGAGATAAAACTTCAGTTACTCGCGAATGGTCAAATCTTGACGGGTCGACTTTTCTTAAGAGAAGATTTGTTAAAGATCAATACGGCATAGTCAGAGCTCCTCTTGCACTTGAAACCTTATGGAACACAATGTGCTGGACTAAGAAAGGTTATCTTTATCATCAAATTTTGATAGATAATATAACATTCTTTTATCGAGAAGCCTCTCAACACGGTGAAATTGTTTTTACTCAGGAGACTATGAAATTACGACAGATTTTAGCGAAGTTTCCCGATTTCAACGTATATCCTAACGGTAAATTGAGACCATGGAAAGAGTGGGATAAAGAAGTGCGTAATACGCCTTATTTCTCTCAATACGTTCTTTAAAATGGACGTCATTATACCCAACATACGCATATACCCAAAATTTTAAAAAACACAAAAACATGTTAAAATATAAAACCAAAGGCAAGCATTATCATAGAAGTACGATTTTATAGAGAGATATAGGAAAGTGGGTGAAACCTTGTGTAGTAACCATTACTGCTTATACCTTAGCGTGAGCTGGTCACACCGCAGTGACTTCGTATCGTATGGAGTGATTATGTGAATCTGGATATAAAAGATAGTCTTGTAGATTTCAACGATCATGGATTAGGACAATCCTAGACACAGAAGACCGGTGGTAGGGGTCCACTTTAATAAAACGTCTCGTTGGTAGAGTACTACCATTTTTAAATTTAATGATAAATATGACAGAAGTTAACGAATTAGAGAATATGAATGCTGAAATGAAAAATGTATCCACCACAGGCTTTCTTAATGATATGCCTACTGATACAGAGAGTCCAAATAATGAAGAACAAGTTAACAATGTTTACTTTTCAAGAAGTTCTGCAGTGACAGACCATACTGTTACTCGCTTTTTAGCAAAGCCGGTGGAAATAACCACAGGTCAATTTGCCATAGGGGATACTATAACTACGTTTCCTACACGCTATAGAGCTCCTTATGCTCTTATTAACAACGAAATTTGTTGGCCTAAGCTCCAGGGTTATTATGGTTTTAGGGCCACAATGGTTCTGACTTTACAGGTTAATGCCCAACGCTTCCAACAGGGTAGGTACATGTTAGTGTACGTACCCTGTGGAGGTACTGTTAACGATGCGAAAGCCTTTGAGTGGTTCGACTCACATGCGGCTACGCTTACGTCACGAACACAATGCCCACACGTGGAAATTGATATCAATAAACAAACGTCCGTAGAATTGCGCATCCCATTCAATTCTTCGCATGATTTGTACCCGTTACAATACAATACAGCTGTCACTTCCTCCAAATGGGGTATATTCCAGATTTTTCCTTATGAGTCTTTAAGCACAGGGTCTGGTTCGACGACGGCTAAATTTACCTTGTGGGGCCATCTAGAGGACGTGGAGCTGGTAGGGCAAGCTTTACCGCTGGAACGTCAAAGTAACTCTCATAAAGAGGCCAAGTCGAAGGGTGCAGGCCCAATTGAATCCACATCACTTAAGATTAAGAAAGCTGCGGGTATATTGTCTAACGTACCCATTATTTCATCTTACGTTAAACCAGTAGAATGGGTAGCTGACTTGGTAGCTAAAACTGCAAATGTCTTTGGTTGGTCATCCCCGGCTAATTTAGATAAACAGTACAGAGTGGAGACCACTATGTTCTCGTATGCTACTAACGTAGATAAGGTAGACAAGACTTTTCCTCTGTCCCATTCGGTTAAGAATGCTGTTCAAGCCCTTCCAGGGGAGTCGATGGACAATGCCGATGAATTACATATCTCGCATATAGCTTCTCGTTTCGCGTTTCAACGCAGGTTCACTTGGTCGAAC